AAACAAACAATATATTCTGTGAGGTAAAATTATTGTTCTACCAGTTATAACAGATAAAGCTCCTACTAATTCATACGTCATTCTTATGTTAGAGAAACCACCCCACCACGGGTCAAAAGAAATATATTTATTGTCCCGCATACTGGTAATCAACTAACTTGTAGTGTGTATAAAAGTTCTTGAAGCTTGTTCCTTGAAAAGGTTTACTTCTACCATGTTCACAGACAGCAGATTCATATAAAATCATTTCTCCTGGTTCTGCAAAAACTTCATACCACTCTCCGTCATGACCCTGTATATCTAAAGCCCAATCATCACCAAACTCTTTTGTTTGACAACCACACTTTAAATCTTTGTCTACAATAATAATAGTAGATATGTGATGAGTCGCTATCCTGTCAACGTGTTTCGCTAACGTAGCTCCTCTTTGATAAGACCTTATACCATACACAAAAGATGGTTCTAGCCTTGTTTTTGCCCACTCCTCATGTAGTGGCATTAACATTTTATGTATTTGAGTTCTAATGTTTGGTATATGCTCAAAACTTAAAATAGTGCTGCTTTCGGCATCAGTAACTATTGTATCTATAATGCCTTCTTTTCCTGAAAATTTTTCTGCAACCTCCTTATCTTTTAATAAGTGGTATGAGTCCTGAATTAAGCCCCACACATCTTGAGGAACCTTAGCCTTCATAAATCCATTTTCTGTAAATCTAGGTATCTCATCTACAGTTTTAAATGTTTGTGTGCCTGAATTAATATTTACAACCTTAGACTCTTTTTCTTTTCTTTGTGCTTCATGAAATTCATTTGCAAGCCTTGTGTTCTCAGCGCCATTAAATTCTTTTTCTCTCCACCAACTTGTAACTATATATTTAGTTCCTTTCGTCACATCCATACCTTCATGCATAACATCAGATATACCGTTTCCGTTATCATCCATGTTACGCCAGAATACAGCTTTTCCTTTCTCTGGCTTTACAGTTTTACCTAAGTTTGGAAAATCAGTACCTCCACCTTCAAAATCATCATTTAGATATAACATGAAAGTGTGAGTTCTGTTTCCAGAATGCAAACAATGGTTGTTATATGCATCACCTTGAAACCAATCTAGATGTGGTCTAAAATATTGACCTACTTCGTATTTTTGACCTTGCAAGGTTTCACCTCTTACAACATCTAAGTCTAAATGAGCTGCAATTCTTTCTTTTAGAGCTTTTGGAAGTAACATTTCTTCGCCAAAATTAGAAGTGTAAGAAGTCCTACTATCTTCTATTTTTGAATTATCACTTCCGCTTCCAGCAACTTGTGAACGGGTGTTTTGTTTTTCTATTAATTGTATAAATAAATCGCACTCATCATGAGTGAGAAAATTTGGTATTTCTGAGAACATTTGATTGTATTATATTTTAATATCATACTAAGTTAATAATTTTTTTACGAACCAACACAACTTGTGTATAGGTTCTGGTACCCTTGTACTCCTGACTGAGGTTGAATATTACCGTTTTGAGCACAAACATATTCATAAGAGTTCATACTGTTTTTGTACTGAGAGTTTCCGTACGAATCAGTATATGTGAATATCATGTAAGTGACTCCACTTTGCTTTTGAACTTCAACTCTGTATGCAGGCGTAGAAGATGGTGCTGGTGTCGGTACAGGCTGCGGAGCTACTGGCTGCGGTGCAGGTGTAGGAGTTGGTGCTGGCGCTGGTGTAGGCGTGGGAGCCACAGGATTAGGTGTTGGCGCTACAGGGTTAGGTGTTGGCGCTACAGGATTAGGTGTAGGTGCTACAGGATTAGGCGTAGGTGCTACAGGATTAGGTGTAGGCGCTACAGGTGATGGAGAAGGTGGTGTATATACAGGGTTAGGTGTAGGTGGTGTATATACTGGATTAGGAGCTGTTGGAGCAGGTCCTGAAGGACAAGACTGTAGGTTTGTGATAGACGAACCATTCCAAACAACATAGAATCCATTTCCATCCGTATAGTGCGTGTCTTGCGCAGGGTTCTGACCCGCAGCATCATAATATATTCCGCTAGCAGTAGCTAATTGTCCACTATCTATGTAGAAGTAGTCGTTTAAGGTATCGTTACAAGCAGATGAAGCGCTGTTTCCGTTACCTAAAGCAACATAGTAAAGTGTAGCAGCTGGTGCTGGTGTGGGTGCTGGTGTTGGCACAGGATTAGGTGCTACTGGACTAGGTACAGGGCTTCCAGAACAAGGGACTAATGTGTTTGTTACAGTTAGAGAAGTTCCTATGTGAGAGAAAGACTCGGCACAAACAGTGATTTGGTCTCCAAATGGTATTGAACCTGATGAATTTCCTCCGCCACATAATCTGTATGTGAACGAATCGTCTTCTAATGGGTCTCCATCATTTCCAATAGTAAACTCATAGCAAGGTGTTGCTGCTGGAGCAGGAGTTGGAGACGGATTAGGAATTGGTGTAGGTGCTGGCGTTGGTATTGGCGCAGGTGTTGGAGCTGGCGTAGGCGCAGGCGTTGGAGTTGGTTGAGGTACAGGAGTAGGCACTACAGGTGTAACAGTAGGTGCTGGTGTAGGCGCAGGGGTTGGGTTAGGCACAGGCGCTGGCGTTGGAATTGGAGCTGGCGCTGGTGTTGGTGTAGGTGTTGGGCTAGGTGTTGGAGTAGGAGTTGTTGCGCCACAATCAGTACAATCAGTATATTCCTCATATACAGTGTTTGTGCCTGATGGCTGTGTTAAATTTCCTATTTCTAAACAACCACTTAATCCTGTGGCTTTTACAACAGTTCCTGTTGAAAGAGAAAAAGTGCTTCTTACAATATCATTAAAAGTGTTTGCACAATCGTTAACAGTATAATATACATATCCTACAGAAGGAGCTGGTATTGGCGCTGGGGCAGGTATTGGACTAGGTGCTGGTACAGGGACTGGACTAGGACTAGGTGTTGGAGTCGGTGTAGGGGTAGGTGTTGGCGTAGGCGTAGGACTAGGTGTCGGACTAGGCGTAGGACTAGGAGTTGGGCTAGGAGTGGGCGTGGGAGCATCTTCTTGCTCACAGTAAAAAGAATGACCTCTCCATTCAATAATGTCACCATCTTCCTCTGGCTCACATGTAGTACATGGACCTGCATCATATACAGGTGGAATGTACCCAGGCTCGTTAGGGCTATTGACGGCTTCATCTTTTCTTGGAAAGCCATTTACATATTTTCTTATTTTACTGTACTTCTCTCCCATAATTAATTAATATGTCGTTGGCGCTGCAACTGGTGCAGGCGAAGACGTGCCTTTTGGGCATCCATTTATATCATCATAAGGTTTTATATAATCTGGGTCCGTAATTATGTTTTCCTTCACATCTTGTGTTGGTTTTCCATTTACGAACTTTCTTAATTTTGTATAATATTTTTTCCCTGTAAAATTCATATCTATAAATTCATTGTATCTTTATAATAATAAACAAGCTCACCGTCATCTTGTGGTGTCGTGCTATAAGGGTCTGGGGCATCCCATCCTGTGCCATCCATTACATCATAATCTCCACATTTTACGTAAACTATATCTTGTATAATACCATCATTATTAATTAACACAGCCAACCATGTTGTTCCTGAGTGTGTTGTATAATTATTTGAATTGTCCATTGCGTAATATTTGTTATTACCACGGAACTTAGCTCCACCTTTAGTTACTTGTGCTCCTAACGATGTTGCAACCGTAGCAGCTGTAACTTGTACACTCATAACTATTGAGAATGCAGCTGTACAAAGCTCTCCAGATGTTTGTCTTGGTGCACTCAAGTAGAAAGTAGAACCTCCTCCAACTGGCGAAGGAACTTTTACTACTGGCGCAGGTGTCGGTGAAGGAGTTGGTACAACATCTGCGACTGGCGCAGGAGTTGGTGCTGGGGTTGGAGGTATTGCACTTGGAGCAGGAACTGGCGAAGGTGCAGGTCCTGGAGTTGGCACGGGGTTAGGTACTGGAGCAGGAGTAGGAACAGGAACAGGCGCAGGTGCAGGAGCATTAGTATAGCAATCTGCTAAGTCTGTAAAAGGAGGAATAAAGTCAGGGTCTTCTGGCACGTTTGGTTTTACGTGCACAGTCCTAACTCCATTTTTTATGAGCCTTAGTGTTCTATATATTTTACTTCCTGTATTTGCCATATTAACAAGTCATATATTTAACTGAGGTAACTATACCGTCATCATTAATTACTACCATCGAATGACTTCCTGTTCCATTAAAACTACTAGGGAAGGTACTCATTAAATAATGGAAGCCGTTTCCAGAAAAAGGTTGTCCATTGTAACATAGTTGAGCTCCTAGTTGAGCATTTACGCTTCCAGGATAGTTCGATGTAACCGCCATAGTTATTGGGTAAGTCGTTGCCGCTCCTCCTCCAACCATTCCTCCAAAAGGTGATTGGCAGAAATAAGAACCATAGAATTTACCTTCGCTTAGGTAATATGTATTGCTTCCGCAATTAGCTGTTGGTGCTGCTACTGGTATTGGCGTAGGTGCATTCGGTGCTGGTGTTGGTTGATTACAACTTGCGTAAGATGTAAACTGTTGTCCATTCCAATATCTTACAACTCCAGCTTGAGCAAAATATTGTGGTTGCGATTTTGTATTACCCCACTCATCGTAATATACATTTGTTGATGTAGCTAATTGTCCTCCATCAATATAAAATAAATCATTTAAAGTATCGTTACATGCAGATTCTGGAGTGTTTCCATGTCCTAGAACCACATACTGGTTTGAAGTAGGAGCAGGAACAGGGGCTGGCACTGGGGCAGGAGCGGGTGTCGGCGCAGGTTGTGGTGCGGGTGTTGGATTCGGAACTGGTGCAGGTGTAGGAATAACAACAGGCACAGGCGCAGGAGTTGGAGTTGGCGCTGGATTTGGCACAGGATTAGGGGCTACTTCCACTACTGCTGGCACTGGAACAGGCACTGGACTAGGTGTTGGTATTGGGCTAGGGGTTGGTATAGGGCTAGGTACAGGAGGAGCTGGTAGTGGGCACTCAGCTTCATCATAAACAGGGTATTGGTAATCGGGGTCGTCAGTGCTATTGAACTTCTCGTTACCATTCCAAACGCCATTTACATATTGACGTATCGTTGTGAATATTTTTCTTCCTGTATTTGCCATATTATATCATACAAAGATAGTTGTTATACCAATATGAGATTGTTTAATCCTCCCATGTAACCATGGAAATAACACTCATAAGTCACTGGTGTTGCGCTTGTATCATTTATTGTTAATGTTACTGTTCCATATCTATAATCATAGCTATTTCCGTCTTGTCCGTTCTTAGTTCCTTGCACCGTACCTCCACTGTAGCTGTTTGTTGTTCCCGCTGTATAGAAAGCAATAGGGTGTGATTGAGGAACGTTGAATGTATATGTTCCTGAGGTTGCGGTAAACGTATAGCTATCGCTACCATAAGTTCCAAAATAATACCAAAGCGTTCCGTTCATAAACATGCCTTGAACATTAATAGTTGAGCCTTGTGGTAAACTATAAGTTTGGCTAGCTGGAGCAGGAACAGGTGCTGGAGCTGGTGTTGGAGCAGGAGTAGGTGCTGGTGTTGGTGCTACTACTGGAGCTGCTATAGGTGCTCCTACAGGGATTGGCGTAGGTGCAACTGGCACTGGAGAAGGAGCTGAACATGTAACATTATCGTATGTTAAGTTATCTTGTCCTCCCATGTATCCATGATTCAAGCAATCATAACTTACTGTTCCATAATCTCCGTTTACAGTTATCGTTATATCGCCATAATAGTAGTCGTGATAAACATTATTTATGCCTTTTGAACCTGCCATTACAGTTCCTGTATAACTTATGAAGGCTTGTTTTCCGTCATTAAGTATCGCAATAGGATGACTTGAAGGAACGCCTGTTAAGACATAAGTTCCAACTGATGTTTTATAATTTCCGTATGTGCCTCCAAATACATATTTATTGCCACCTCCAATGCTTTGTATTGTTACAGCAGCAGGATTAGTCAAACATACATCTGATGCTACTGGAGCTGCAACTGGAGAAGGTACAGGGTTAAGAGGGTCTACTTCATAATATATATCAGAACCGCTTATAACTTGTAAAGTGCTGTCTGTACCTATTTTAATTACAAGCTGTGCGCTTCTTATGTTCGCTTGTGTGCCTGCGCCTACTTCGTTTATAGCAAAGTAAGGAGCTGACTGATTTACTTGTATTGGAAGAATCTCGTTAAAGCTTAAGTACGCAGTTATAGTTCCGCCAGCATCAGCTGAAGCGATAAGAGCTTGTACTGAATCTAAGCTTCCATTATCGTCACTTAAATATAAAGCTAACGTTGAATCATATCCGCTACCTATAGGACCAAATATTGTTTGCTCCGCATCACTTATGGAAACATCTCCACTATAAATTCCTTGACTAATACTTATTGCATTTGCTGACCAAACATGATAAGTAGAGCTTACTGGAGAAGGAGCTGGAGTTGGCACAGGTGTTGGTGCAGCAGGTACAGGAGCAGGTGTAGGCATTACTGGTGCAGGGGTTGGTGCTACAGCAGGTGCAGGGGTAGGTACAGGGCTTGGTACAGGTGCAGGGGTTGGAATAGGATTAGGCACAGGTACAGGCACAACTACTGGAGCTGGCGTTGGACTTGGTGAAGGATTAGGCACAGGTGCAGGAATAGGCGATGGGCTAGGCGTAGGCGTAGGCGAAGGCGTAGGCACCGCTACAGGAATAGGTGTAGGCACAGGTGGTGTAGCTGGCACAGCAACTGGCGCAGGTGTAGGAGTAGGTATAGGAGCTGGTGGTCCAAGAGGGTTGCAATCTACCAAATCTTCGAATGGAGCAACATAATATTTATCTCCCTCGACATTTGGTTTTGTCTTGCTAGTTGCTAAACCGTCCTTGAACAGTCTTAACCTTGTTACTATTTTTTTCCCTGTATTACTCATTTAAAATATTCCATTAGTACAATTATAACAATTTAAGAAAACTTGTGACACTGTAGAGTTCGCTGTATCAGTGATAGCAGCACTAACTGCATAACAGTTTCCGTCTTCTATTGTAACCACGGTTCCAACTGACAGATTAGAGTCATAAGGTATTACTTTGTTGTAAACACCAAATGGGTTACATGGGTTTAGTCTCATCGCTGTTGGCGCTGCTGGAGCTGGAGTTGGTACAGGCGTTGGTGCAGGCGCTGGCGTAGGAGTAGGTGTAGGCGCAGGTGTTGGCGCTGGTACTGGGGCAGGTGTTGGTGACGGGGTAGGTGTTGGTGCTGGTACTGGTGGTAAATCCGCTACAGGCGCTGGTGTAGGTGCTGGTGCAGGCGTTGGGTTAGGAGCAACAACTGGCACTGGTACAGGTACTGGCACTGGAGATGGAGACGGCACAGCCACGGGTACTGGTGTAGGCACTGGTGATGGTGTAGGAATTGGTATTGGTGTTGGTCTTTGCTCTTCTTGCTCACAATAATACTCGTCAATTCTCCAATCTTGACCATCGCTTACTATGTCAGAAGGTTTCCAATCTCCATAACAAGAAACAAGACATACAGCTTCTGTACCTCTCCATTCTACTACATCATCAACAAATGTTTGTTCACAGAAATATTCATCTCCAACCCACAACAAAGTGTCTGTAGATTCTGTTCCTCCTTGTAAAGATAAAATATACTCTCCGTCTCTAGGATTGTATCCACCTAAAGTTTTATTTAAATCACGCACTGGTAATTCACTTCTAAAGAAGTTTGCCATACCATACTGTGATATTTGAGTCAGTCCATCGTTAGACAGTCTGAACACAAAACCTCTACTTGTGTCTGCAAAATATATTACGTTTCCATATTTACAAACACTTTCAGGGTTCAATCCAACACCAAACTCACCTGTATAAGGAGTTATAGTTCCTAATACATTTTTAGTTTGTGATATATTTCCTGAGCCGTCAGTGTTAAATATGATGTTTTTATTAAACAAGAGTTTAGATATTTTGTTTTCTTGGAATACTACAATATCATTATCTCTTGATACTATTTTTTGTATGCTGCCTAAAGCGTCATCTATATCTTTAAAGTTTGCCGTAGATAAATTAAATTCATTTAAGGCATTGAAATTTGTGCTTTGCTCATAAACTCCAGAATATGTTAAAGAAGCTACTCTGTTATTTTCTCTATAACTTTCTATAAAGGTGCTTGGTCTTGTGTCAAAAACAAATGTTGGATTATTAAATAGGTCTTTTATCTTTATTGACTCATATCCATTCCCCCAAGCCCATGCATTGTGGGCGTCTATTGTAATTGTAGCAGGAGAAGTAAAAGACTGAGGGACGTCACCAGCTTTACCAATGTGGAAAGTGTTATCGTCTGATAACTCATAAGTGTCTCCTACTTCATAAAATATATCTGAATCTTTTTCTATTGCTTTAGTTTCAAATATAGGCAGGCTGTCTGATGATTTTATTTCTAATAATCCTGTTGTGTAAACTCTTGCATTTGCATTTCTTTCATTCCATTGTCTTTGTTTACTTTGGATTATCATACACATGGTACCGTTTTGCTGTACTTGTACTTTGAAGGCGGTTTTTCCTTCACCTCCATGGTCGTCAGTCAAGTTAACATGTCTAAAAAATACTTGTGCATCTGTAACTCCTGGACCAAATCCAGAAAGGTTTTCTCCGTAATACCATTCTTCTAAATTTGCATATCTGCTACTTGAAGTGTATGATTCTGTAAAACTGTTGCTATATCCGTCACCAGCTTTTTGTGATTCAATATATTCTATTTCTACTATTGAGCCTGCCTCAATAACTTCATTGCCAGGTTCTCCTCTAAATAAAGCATGAGACCTGTCACGATTTCCAAAGTTTAAAGGTTCTTTACCGTAACCACTAACCACCCAATAATCACCTACAGTATGACCAGAACGAGAGCTAAAGCTTACACTAAGCCCGTTGGTTATAGTTTGACTACTCCCTGTAATTGTTACGGCTGGTTGAGCATAAGCAACCCCGTTGTCAGTATATTCAACTCTAAACTCATCGTAGGTTGTAATACCATCCCCTACAGCATCTATTATTATTTTATATCTAATATCTCTTGGGGCTATATTAGTTCCTGACCTAGATAGTGAGTTTCCAGCAAGTGAAGTTGATTCTGATAAATAAGGGATTGGTTCGCCAAAATATTGGAGCTTATCACCCCTATCTATCATATTTTCCCTTCTATCCCTTGTGCTGTGATTTGATTCGAACTCATATAATTCTACTGCATTATTATTGAAAGTAAACCCTTTTGGTCTTATTTTATAATATAATCCTGCTTTTTGCTCTAGTTCTGCTACTGTTGGGTCAGGCTCTAAAAAGTTTACAGTTTGCGTTTGTAGGTCTAACACTTCTGTTTCTACGTATCCTTTTACAGGTCCAGAGGTATCTGCCTTGACGACTAAGCGTGTTCCTTTTTCTATTTTGTTAACGTCACTACCAGTCAGCTCTATCCATACATAAGCTCCATCAACATAAAATCTTGTAGGAATAACTATGTCGTATGGCATTTTACTTTCTTTGATAAAAAATCTAAAATACTTTGCCCATACAGGAGCTTTGCTTCTTATCTCAACTTGTAGTTTAGACTGATATAATGCATTTTCGTTTGGTACAAAAACACTGTTTCCATCAGATGTAAGAACTGTCGTAGTTCTGCCATATTCATCTAAATAAACTATACCAACTTCGTAGTCTCTACCAGCCTTCATGGTTGTGTATGGAGCGGTAGCAAATTCATTTGTAAGAACAGAAGCAGTAAAATCAGGTTTTATTTCACCCCCCAACTCGTCAATCAGATTCCAGTTCTCCGTGTAGTTAGCGTAAAGCAATCTGTTTCCAATAAATGTTTGTGCAAAAGCTTTTCTTGGTACAGCATCAAATATTCTTTTAATTTGACTCTCTGGCAGTATCTTGCTTATTTTTTTGTTTTGAAATGTAACTACATATTCAGTATTATCATCCCATGTTTTTTTCTCTTTGTTGTAGGATTCTACAACATACAGATTTTGTTTGCCAGCTTCTTTATATAAAACCTCAACCTCTTTTACTAGATGACTTCCTGAGTTTACTGTTAGGTTTACAACATTGTATCTGTTAACAAAAGACTCGTTACTATTTAATCCGTAGTTGTATTTAAAAGGATACGGTTCAAAAGCGGGATTGCTAAAAGGAGATATAGCTGAATATTGGTTGTCTACATATTTATATCTATATGAAAACTGTAGAAACTTATCTTTAATATAATTTTCGTCAGCTGTGTTTGTAGCTGATAATGTAAACGTAGGTCTATGTAGAGGAGGTTTTACTATAACACTAATGTCTTCATCTGTAAAATTATTTTCTCCGTATTCAGCAGCCCTATCTATTTCTATTTTTCTAGGAGGATTTAATCCGTCTGTCCAGAATATAAATATTTTACCATTGTCAGTATCAACTACAGTGTCAACATTGTTTATTCTATTTTCTTTGCTAAAATTTAATACATTGTCTGAGCCCGTTCTAGTGTCTAATAATATTATTCTTTGTAAATCAGTAGTGATGTTGTATTCATAAACAGCACTTGAAGTATCAGATTTTACAAACCAATAAACACAATTAGTATATTCAACAGCTGCGCTACCTATGGTCTCAGCATTATTACCTGTATCTAAAAAAGATTTTTGTTTATTAGACAGCACATTTTCTAGAGCACCTACGTCAGAACTATTAGACATAGCAACTTTGATGTTTTCAGCATCTCTGTACTCACCATCTGGAACAAGACGCTCGTCTACGTCTTTGTTCATTTTGCCGCCAATAAAAGTATTTCTTAATCTCATTATTTAATCCACTTGTTTCGACCTTTCATTGCTTTTACAAGGTCAACAGGGTTGACATCGTTCAATCTTATTCTTGCGTTTTTTAATGCAGCAAACGCTTCTTTTTGAAATCTTCTGACAATGTATTCTTGAACCCCGAACTTAGTGGATAATATAGAGTAAGCAATTTGTTTGAAAACATAGTTTTCTGCAAACTTATGGACCTGTATTTCACTATCATCAAGGTCTGTGAGCCCGTCAGTAACATATTCAATCATTATGAGCTTGTCTGTAAGCTCTGTACTAAATTCTATTGTGCCAAGGTGTTTACTGATGTTGTAAGTTCCATTTATGTTTGCCTTATTTGTTATCATACCAAAACGACCACCATACATTTCGTCTAATAAAGATGTCGAGTCTTGGTCTTCTGGTTGTACAGTTTTTGCACGTTCACGGCTTATAGTGCTACCTACCTCTATGTTGCCTTCAGCGTCAAACTGATATGAATATGTAGCATCATCATTTTGAAGGTAAGCTACACCAATAGCTGTATCTCTGTTTTCTGTAATAGGATGAAATCTCCCCTTAGTGTCAATCCAAGAAAGCCTTACTAGACTTACGAAATCTTTTGGCAAAATCATTTGTAGTTGAGGGGGCACCTCTATTTCTACAGCTCTTATTTCTTTTAGTGCATCATAATGTAGCTCTTGGAGAGCTCGCTTTGCATGAAATACAACATCATACCTTTTAGCAGTATCTATAATTTTGCCATCACCAACATAGAATGCATAGAAGTTATTTATTATATCTTCCAGCTTAGTGTATTGTGTTCCGCCCCATAGAGCGTCATTTGCGTAATATTGTTGTTGTGTGATTGCCATTATACATTAGTTTTCTTTTGCCATTGTGTTTTGTTCGTAAGCAAGTGAAGCTTGCAGTATTTGGTTATCTTGTAGTTGTAATCCAGCTAACTTTAAAATCTCAGCGATTATATCGTTTGCATAGTCTTCTTGTAATTCAATGTCTTGATATGAAACATCAGAAGGATTGAAAACAGGATTTCTTGCTATAGTCTGATACGTCCATTTTGGGTCTTTTAATTTCCTAACGTATACAGCAGTTACACAATCTATAATAGTTTCAGGCTTTATTAAATATTTGTCATAATACTTTGCATACATAGGATAACATCTGCTTGGAGATGCAAGGGTAGACTTAGTTAAGTATGTAAGCATTTTATGTTTTTCCGCTTCTTCTATTTCTATGTTGTTGTCGTAAATAAGTTGTAAAGTATAATAGCAGTCTACTGGCATCATAAAATAACCATCTAACTCTTGTAACTGTTCCTCTTTAACAAACCTGTCAATGTCTTCTCTAAGTTTTTTCTTATCATCGCCAAAGTCCATGGCAGCCATTCTGTTGTTCTTGTTTACAGAAAATTTTCTGTATTGCTTAAACATTCCATCGAATACCGTTTGCTGTGCAAGCTTTGCGTAAGAGTTGAATTGAATAGGAGTTAAGTACCCTCTATTCTCTTTGTTTAGAATAAACATCACAACATTTCTAATGAAATTTATCATTGCGTATCTTTTACACAAAAATACAAAAAAGAAAAGCCCCTTTTTTACGGGGGCTTCATCTAACAAAACAAAAAAAATATGAAAAAAAACTTACAATTTATTGGATATTCCTTGAAGGACTTCCACTCCTTCATCAGTCTTAAAAAACTTAGCCAACGCAGAGTATACATTTTCTCCAAAAGGCGCTGACATAATTTTTGTTTTATCTTTATCGTTCCAACATACTGTTTGATTATCAGACAATATAGTTAAAATTCCCATTTCTACAGAACGAATTGCAATATTTCTATTCTTTACGTTTTCATCGTTCGCTAACTTTATAAACTCTCCTGGGTTATCTTTAGCATATATAACCATGTCCCGTCTTATTTCTGACGAGCGCATATTGTTTACAGCGCTTCTAAACACAGCTCTAGCAATAGCCTCTAAATCATTTATATCCATCTGTAAAGCTAAAGTTGTAGCTTCTGATTCCATTCTTATAAAATCTAAATCATCCATAGCATCTTTTTCTACGTCTAATTCATAGTAAAGTTTATCTTTGTCTGGATGATATATTGATAAGAATTTTTGTAGCGTTACATCTTCTTTAGGAACTACAAGTGTTCCATTAATCATTCTTATTCTACCTAAGTGTACTTCACCTTTTTGCTCATCTATAAATGGGCTTTCGTGGTTTTGACAATATCTTATAGCTCTTGTTTTAGTCCCATCAAAGTATTGCATGGGCTTTCTTGGTGTGTGTTGAGTCCTCAATAAGACGTTTACAGGACTTCCCGCTTTCCACACATATACCCTGTCTTTAAATTCAAAAGCAGGTTTATCTTCTACTACTTTTGTTTTAGCCTTAGGGCTAGGCTTTTTTGTTTGGGTTGAAATTTTTGTTGACATTTTATATAATTTTATTTAATTAAAAAAAAAGGGGACAGGATAACCCATCCCCTTAATAAATATTACTTCATAATGATGAAGTTGTTTGCTCCCATAACACATAGAGCTCTTTCACTTAAGAAGTGAACTTGCATTGCATCAAGGTCGCTATTAGCAGCTCCGCCAGCAGAACCGATAACCCAAGACTTATATCTTCGGTCTTCAGCTTCAGACTTTCTGAATCTCACGTGTAGGAAAGGACGCTTTGCGTTTTTACCTAGCACTTGGTCATAGACAGTCATTGTACCAGCAGGTACTATTACACCATCAACATCAGAAGTTAATCCTCCTGTTGACGCATCATTTAAGTATTTCCAGTCAGTTTTGTAGAAATCATACCCAAGGTTAAATCCTGTGAATCCAAGATTTAATGCCATGTCAGTATCATTATCAAAAAGACCGTAAGAAGCAGCACCAGCAGTACCGTATGTACTTTGGCTAGCTAATACAGTGTCAATTTCAAATGACTTAGCACGATTTACAAACATAACGTTTTCTTGAATAGCTCCTTCTTTATCTAATGTAAGGATAAGCTCTTCAATGTCATCTCTAGTAGCAATAGAACCAGTAGCAATGTTTCCTCTAGTTTCGATTGCGTGGAACATACCGTCAGTACCTTTAGCTCCAGCACTCTCAGCTCCAGAACCTGAAGCAGCAGGCTTACCTTCAATTAAAGATAATTCTAAGTAGTCTTCGAATCTTAATCTAGTTTCATGCTCTGATTTTAAATACCAAAGGTAACCAGTTGCTCCGTTTTCAGTTGTTACTTCAATCCAACCAATTTGAGCCATATCAGAACCATTAACTTCATATTTGTCTTTGATAATGATTGGGCTACATGATTGAATGTCTTTAGGAGCTTCTAAGCTTCCTGCCATTCCAGCAGTTCCTTTAGCAAATTCAGAACCGTAAACAAACACTTTAAGACCAGTTGTTCCAAGAGAAGCATTTAAGTTTGCTCCAGTATAAGAACCTAGGTCAAAAGTGTCCGCAGTTACAGCGGATACGATTGCTTTGTCTTGATTAGTACCATCAGAGATGATAACAGTTTGATTTACACGGAATCCGTGTGCAGTTGAAGTTACAGTATCTCCAGAACGAGTTGCACCAGTTACTGCGATGTGTAGTCTACCTTGTTCCGACCACTGAATTAAATCAGAGGCAAAAGGAATTTCAGCGCCTACCATTCGCAAAAAAGATGAAACAGTTCTGTTACCGTACTTTTCAAACTCAGCTTCATATACCTCAGGAAGGTATTGTGAAGTAAATTCGATGTCCGAACCAAGATAATTGGTCGACAACGTTTGTTTCGATGGAGCGGGTGTTAATGCACCTTGTACTCCAGACATAGTTACAGCCATTTCTTTTAATTTTTAAATTATCGTTTTCTTATTTTAAAATCCACAGAATCCGAATTGTCTAATATTCTATACTTGAAACCACCTTTATCTTCTACAGTTTTATTGTCTCTAACACTCATGTCGATATTCTTTGTTTGTTTTACAAGACCTTCTGTTGCATCTGCAACACCTTGCTCATAAAAAAACTTAGCGACTGAATCTGGATTCAATGCCATGTTCAAAGAACGGTGGAAGCCCGCAGCGTCATCTAAATATCCGTCTTTATCTAAAAATTTATCTATATAATTATTTAGATTAGACTGAGTTTTTTTAACGCTTTGTACGTCTTTTGGTTTAAAAACAACTTTCTTTTCTCCAACGTTATATTCGAAACCTTCGAAATTATCAGAGAACAGACGTTCCGTTTTATCGCTAAAAACGTTCTGCCTTTCAGCAGTCAGCTTATTAGTCTTTTCAGACTCCTCAATATAATTATTATATGCATCGTAGGCTTTCTTATACTCATCGGGAATAGTAGCGTTACTTGACTCAAGCGGCGCACTATATTTTTCCTTCATTGCATTAAAATGCTTTCTTGCATTATATAATTCTTCTTTATAGAGAAGCTCTCTTTTACTTTTTTCAGCATCTTCTGTATCTTCATCAACACCAAAATTTTGGTCAATGTACTTAGATACGTCTTTTGCTTCTAAGTAGGGTTTAGTTTCCTTGTAATACTCAGATAGTAATGTGCTTTCATCCACATCATCAAAACTCTTCTGAGCTCTCATAAAGTCCTCTAACCCTCTTCCAGTCTCTTTGTTGTAAGCCATATATTTTTCTACAGCTTCTGGAAGTTGAACTTCTTCTGTTTTATTTTTATTTATTACTTCATCTATAGATTCAAACTGTGCGTTGTATCTTTCTTTCAGATGTTGTAATATTCTAGATTCATCTAGCTCCTCAGGAGCAGGTTTTTCTAGTATTTTGGTTTCGGCTTCGGCTTTGGTTTCGGCTTCGCCTTGCTCTTTTTGTATCCCATTTTCTTCTATTTTATTTTTATCTTCTTCCTGTACTTGTTCTTGTACTTGTTCTTGTACTTCTGTTTGTACTTCTGCTTGTACTTCTGCTTTATCTTTCGCTTCAGCTTTTGCAGCTTCTTCCTTGCCGTCAGCAACATTTTCTTTTTTTTGCGGGTCAACAAAGTCTCCTTCGTCATTCATGACCCTAAATTTCAATTCTGCCATTTTATTAAATTTAATTTACATTATTTATATTAAAGTCCAGACCCTAAAGAATCTTGACCATCAAAATCAACAGGGTCTAAATCCTGTTGTCTTTGTTTTATTAAAACAGATTGCTGAGATGCTTGTTTCTCAGTTCTCTTATCTTTTCTATCTTCTCTGTTTGTTTCTTTAAGCATTTCAAAAGCACGTTGCTCTTGTTTGTTTTGCATCTCCATAGAAGATTGCATCTGTATTAGTTTTTGTTTTAACTCAAACTCTTTTTCCATTCTTTGCAACTCTAGTTGTGCTTTGAGTTGTTCAAGTTGAGAATCTGCTTGAGCTTCAGTAGAGATAGTTTGTTGTTTCGCTTGTTCTGCCGCTTGAGCTGCTTGAGCGTTAGCTTGAGCTTGTTGTTCAGCAATCATTTGCTGCTTCTTCATGTCAAGCTTTTCTTTTCTCTTTTTTCTAACTTTTAAAAGTTGTGAAGCAATCTTGATATTATCAACACTTCTTACATCAATAGCATCATCAATGTCTATTTTTCCAGAAGCCAAAGATGCTTGTATATTGTTTTCTAAAACTCCCTTTTGCTCTTCGTCTGGATGAAGCTCAATAAATATTGCAAAATCATGTAGATGTATATTTTTTATCTCATTTAAAATATCTACAGAGAATCTACCAATACCTTTAGCTAAATCTTCTGCCATATCTGAATATTCTAAAACATCTGACAGTCTATAATAAATTGATTCAGCAATCGTTTTAGTTAAATAAAGACCTGAGTTTAAAACGTGTCTTGTTGCAGTATTAGAATTTAACGCTGCTAGTTTTTGCACTCCAACCAAAGCACGCTCGTCTGGCGTTGTACCATCTCTTGATTCATTAAGACCAGTTGCGGCTCTTAACATGTTCAGGTTGTAGTTGTACATATTTATAAGAGAAGATATTTTAGCGTTAGCACCAGATGAAGTTAATTCTTGTACTGGTGTTTTGCCGTGATTAAATTCTCCGTCTTCTGTAAAACTTCTACCTATAACAGACCCTGTTTGAAAATATAAATTCAATGCTTCTTGAGGGTCATAACTATTTCCATTTCCTAAATTAATAGCAGACAATCCATCCATATCTAAATAAACACCGTCAGGTATCATTCTAGATGTAATCTGCTGTAACTTAAGATGTATTAGTTGTATTTGGTCCGCAAACGGGACCATTCTTTTTACTAGAGAGTCTATCTGTCCTCTGTACATTTTTGGAGCACTGACAATAAACGGGGCAAATACTTTCTGTATTGCTGATTTGGGTCGAACCATATTCTTCATTAGGTTCCACTTTAACATGTGATTTGTTCCTAGAACAAGTACACCTTCGTACCATACATCAATTCTTTTGGAGAGTTTTTCAAATCTTGCTGATTCTGTTTTTGGTGGATTAAATGTTCCGTCTTTTTTAAGAACCTTATCTCCTCCAAAAGCATTTTTTTTCTTTTTGTACACAATTTCCATATCTGTCTTGTAACAGAAATATAAAAGTGTAGCAGTATTCTTGTCAAAATTATCAGTCCTGTAACCTCCACGGATTCCTTGGTACGCATCCCATTTACTAGAGAGCTTTGATATATCTGTTATATCCTCTTGAGTTAGACTTGGGTTAATTTTTTTTAGTTCTGTAATATTTACATTTTTAACCTCACCATAATAATAACAATCCTTAAACTGAGGGTCCTCAGTAGGACTATGTATTAGATTAGCTGGGTCAACATATTCTATTTTTATGCCATCGTGATTATTAAAAGTATGTTTGATAGCTGAAATACCTAAAACAGTTGCATCTTCATCAGCTTGTTTCTTGATGAGCTCATAATCATTAATTTTAAAAACATTAGTAATAGCTTTTTCTGTAGCTATTTCTATTTCGTCTTTATAACTAATAGACATGTGTAGGTTCAATTCATCATCGTTTTCTGGTAAATCATCCTTATCCATGCTAAACATGGGTTTACCAAACATAGTTTCGATTTCTTCGTATGCAGCTTTATTGCGCATCTGGGTCTCTACAGTGTTCCTATAGAGAGCTTTTTTGCTTGATGAAACAGCATCTACTGCTTCGGCTTTTACATTAAATAGTCTGTTTGACATTCCATTAACTACAATATCTACCATTTTAGGAATGATAGGAACAGGAGTCCAATCTAAATTTAGATAAGAGATGTCTCCATTAATTGCTAGTTCGTCTTTGTATTTTTGAACTGATTGTTCACCTAAGGCGTAGGTGCGTAGTTTGTGGTATGTGTCTCTGTTGTTATAGTACCTAGATGTACCTCCTTCTTTACGAAACCATTCGGCTTCTATTGCTTTTCCTACGTTAAGACCATACTCTGTTGTTATTTTTACCTCATCAAGAGCCATTTGGTCAGGAAATCCTGTAACGTGTGAATATGGTTGACCGTTCATATATTACTTTAAGATTGAGCTTAGTACGCCTTTATTACTATACCTTGCAAATTTAACACTTATTTCCTTACGATTATTTTGGGGTTTCACGACATACTTATTTGTAGCCATGATAGCAAAACCTGAACTAACCGTTGCATCAAACTTAGTTCTTTTGGTAATATCATAGTTCGCCCAGTCCAGTAATGTCCTGTTAAAGAACATTTTCCCTGGCACATCAGCATCTCTAAACTCACCTACATAATCATAACCTACATATCTTTCAATATAGGATTCTATTGCTTCAGCATGTATTGCAATAACTGAAGTTGAAGAAGGTATTCCTCCTATTTCTTTTTCTGCTTTAGATAATTCATTTTTATGTTTATCGGGTCTATTCACAGAAAACCCTCTGTATCCTCTATTTTTTAAATAATATAAAAGACGAGGTTTGTTGTTTTCAACTAAAACAGGCATGCCATAAAAATGCATAGCCATTAAAACATTCTCATAAAACATTTCAGCAGTTTGCGGTCTGGCAATGTATTCTAAAAAGAATTGATTTGATGGAGCGTTGTCAAAATTTAAACATGTAAGACCATGTAAACTTCCCTTTGACCCTTGACCCCCAACAGTTCCTGATATATCATAAGAGTCACATCCAAATGCGCCTATGTGTGCATTGCCAGGATAAAACTTTCCGTTTCTTTTTTCTACATTGTTTCTTAAACCTTGTTCTGGAAGCCATGTTACATGAAAAGCTCCCTTAACACTAGGAACCCATACAACTTCTGTATCTCTCATTCCATCCTTCCAAACAAAGTTTCCAGTTCTAACAGATTGTTTGTTTTTTGTATTGTCATTATAATCTATCTGCTGATATATTTTTGTAAGATTAAATATGCTATTCTGCGCTTCATCCCTAAAAGCGTGGTTTTCTGTCCTAGGAAACTGTCTGTAAAATTCATTCAAACTATCTGGGTCGCCTTTCAATGCATCTACTTCATTCTCCCAATAATCTATAACACCTTGATTTATAACATCTCCATACATATCGAAAGTTGTGTCTTTTGGAGTTCTAAATACTGGTTGTCCGTATTGGTCTATAAAACCTTCGAAGTTCCATTCCATAGGAATAAATAGACTATATAGCCCACTTTTTGTTTGACCGTTTGAGTTTCGGTCATTAACATTAGAGTCTTCGTAAAGTTTTTTAAAATTATCACCTCCCTTGTCAAGCGCATTAGATGTTGAGCCCATCATACACTTGCCAACTATTCTACGTCCAAGCCTGAGGGTAGTTTTAGTGACACGCCAGTTGTTGAGGATATTATCGGGACGCTCCCATTTTCCAGATTCATCATGCACAAGGAGTCTAAGTTTCTCACCGTCATAGGAATTATCTCCAGTGTTTTTCCAGTCAATAGTTGTGTCGAGACCTGCGAGTTCTTCAACTTGTTCTGTTTCCTCGATACTCCGTCTGGTAAGCTTGGAGGCGGGGACTCTATAGGCGAGCTCCGTCTTCGGTTTATCCATCCCGTCTTGGATTGGCTTGAAGAAGAAGGGGTAGTTTGTAGATATGGGGACAACTTTATCTGTGAACATTTTTTTAGCATCAGCACCAGATTTGGACAATATCCCGAACCGTGAGTCGAAACTAATTGTTGCTTGATTGACGGTTTCAGATGAAGACATAAAGCTGAAGCCAGACCTTCTGTTTTTAAGATAGCACATTCCATAAGACCTGTTGTCGGCTTTACACGCTTCCCAGAAGATAAAGAATATTCTATTAGATTCTCTGAACTCTGGGAGCCCAACATCAATCTTGGTCCACTGCAAGTACATATAGTGAGTACCAGTGATATAAGTAGGAATACCGTTATTCTTAAACCAAAAACCATTTTCTCTTCTTTCAAACTCATTTTCAATGTAGTCAACCCATGTCTCTTTGAATGTAGACGAATATTCATTCCACTGGAATACGGTCTTAATTCTTTGAAGCTCTTTTGGGTATTCTTTTGCTTCCCAGTATTGTTCTTTTTTGTTTGCACTTCTTTTGTAAACCTTTTTTGGCTGCAAAGGTAATGCAATTTTCAATCCTTGAATATCAAGTATTTCTCCAATCTGTCCTGTTTTAGATATTACAATAAAGTCATACTTATCGTTATATCCGTATTTCCAAGATTTAGTTTTGTTTTTTGCAACTATTATCTTGTCGCTAAATGAAACAACGTTTGCTAGATTAAGATTTCCTTCCTCTTGACTCTGCAAAACTTTGGAATCCTTTATCTTTTTTGTCGTCTTTTTCTTCGCCATCTAGCTTTTCTCTTTCGTTTTCTATACGATTCAATATAACAAAAGCATCCTCTATAGCTAATCTTTTAGTGGCAGCTGCATTTTTTAATCTGTCTGCCGCTAAATCATCATCTTTATCTCCTGTTATTATTTTTTCTTCAGCAACCTTAATTAGTTCGTCTACAGCTTTTTCACCAGCTGAAATTACTCTTCTAATTTTGTCTTCGATTGCTTCTTTCTCATTTCTGTCCATAATGCTTGTGCTAACTTAACTTCATGTGGATTATTTCTATCTACATCTTTTGTAAGTTCTTTAAACTTCTCTGTGTTCATCGTCTTCGTCTGAGCAGCACTCGCATGTCGTATTTGTACGCCACATCCTCCCATCGTCAAGAGGATGAAAGCTTGGATAATAATTCCTTTCATCGGGTTTGTTTGTTTGTGCTATAATAGCGTTAGTAAGTTTGTCAATACTTTTACGTATTTCCTTCAATTCATTTCTAAGTCCATTTGACTTAATGCTTACAGCTTCTTTTGCCATCTCAATTAAATTTTATTACAATATCTTTATTTTTCATTCTGTAGAGTTTTTCGTCATTTATTTCAAATTCGTATTCTCTATTTTTTTTAAATCCAACTTTATCTCCTTTTTTAAATTCATTAGAATTGCTATATACTACAATTCCCACATGTTCTTCTTCTTTTTTTGGAACATATATGTCATTGTCTTGCACAAAATCAACAGGTTTGACAAAACAATAATCATGTATCGGTTTCCAATTTTCATTTCTCTTATAAAGATAAATTTTTTCTAAAGGTATCAGGTAGGTGTTTTCTCTAAAATATTCAGAAGATTTTTTTTCTTCACCCTTCATTCCATAATAAGTTCTAAAACAATTATGGTGGACAACACATGTATCGCCCACCATCAAATCACTTTTATCAAATTCTGGTTTACTAATAACTTTACCTAGTCTATTTACATATTTATGATTTTCAATACCAGCATTAACAATTATGCCGTCTTTTTCATTAACGTACTCTCCGCCGATTGGCTCTACTATATAATGTTTTATAGACTTAATCATATATTATATTGTACTCTATATGTACTGGCATCTGCAAGTTAACTTTTTTCCAGTCAACAACAACATTATCCTGCACTATACGTACAATATAACCTTCGCTTTGCTCTTCTATAGAGTGTATTTTATATTTACCTTTTATAACGTTTTGCCCGACCTCATAATGCATTGCGTTTTTATAGTCGGGACCAACAGCTATCTTCCTTATTAAATTCATATTAAGCTTGTGATTCAGACCAGGAAACTTTTCCTGAAACTCTAAACGGTGTATTTTGGTCAATACCCGAAGAGTTTTGTGGCTGAACAGCAACAGTCAACAAGTCTGGACCTGCTGGGAATATACTGTCTCCACCAAGGATTGAATTTCCTAGTTCTAGCAGCTCACTTAAATCAATCTCAGTTGAACCAGTAGAAACTTTCAACGCATATACTACAGTACCTCCCTCAAGCGTATCTCCTGAGTCATGCTCAATAAGCTCTGACAACGATGGAGATGCTACTTTAGAAAAGTCCATGTTAGAAGGTTGAGGATTCAAGATTAAGAACACTTCTATATCTTGATTCGCAGTTACACCAGCTTGTTTTAATTGAAGCTGCATTCTATTAATAATTTCTCTTTCTCCAACAACACCTGTAAGTGATGAATCTACAGATGGCGCAAGTCTGACAGATATTAATGGAATTGGTCTAGTTAAATCAACACCGTCTGTTTCACCAAAAGTAAATGTAGTCGAAGACGCTATGGTCGGATATATACTTGTTGGAGGCAGTGTTGAGGTTGCTGGATATGATGTGAATATCTTAGAATTTGCTCCAGCAATTTGTACCTGAGTTACATAAGTGTCAGAAGGCAGATTAGTGCTTTCAGTAACTAAAAGTCCAGTGGAAACAGTTTCTGCATTAGACTGACTACACTCGAACGCATACACCCAAACTCTATTTCCATTTAAAGTTATTTGCTGGAATGAAGATTGGTCTGTTGATTGGAATGTAAAACTCTGTCCATTTGTAAATGCAAACGGTTTAGAGTTAGCCGTAAATAAATATGCTTTGTCATTATCGAACGTACCGTCCATGATGATTGATGTACCAAAGTGGAACAAAGTAGGTGCAGTTGATGCGTTTGAACCATTTAAAATTTCATACCTACCTGGTAAGTTACCTGAACGGAAATAAGATTCGTTAAGAATATTGTTATGTTTAAACTCGTGTACATATTTTACGTGTCCATTCTGGTCTTTAAATCCGAAACGTATTTTACCAGCACCATACCAAGAGTAGTCAGCGTATGCCATTTGTATTCTGTTGATGTCTAGGTAATAACCATGCAGCCCTGTTCCGTCACATTTGTCAATGTTCCATTCACTTTGAGGAACTCTCGTGTCTATTGTTACTGTAGTTTTTACTCTAGTAGCATCTACACCTCTATAAGCTGGCTGTATAGTAAAGTTTGCATCAGAATTTATCGCTACAATTCTATAACTCTGCCCTCTAATAACAACGTAGTTGCCTACCTCTAGTTGTGTTACAAATGAAGTATCGTTTCCTGTAACAATTTGTGATTGTCTTTTAACATTAACGGTTCCAGCAATTTGTTTTGTGGAAGAACGCCTTACAGCATATAACGCCTGACCATCATACTCATAGAAAAATCCATTTTGGTCATCAAACATTCCTGCTCTTATATAAGAGTCTGTCCAGTTTTTCCTGTGATAAGTTGGGAACCCAGCTGCTTTTGCTTGAGTTGGAGTATCCAACATAGTATATGTAAACTGGAACGGACTGTTGACTTGTGCAACTTGGAACTCCCCGTTAAAAGTGTTAGTTCCTATAGAAACTTCAGCACCCTCAATAACTATTGTATCACCAACTCTTAGGTTGTGAGCTTCTTGTGTATTAATTGCAGCAGTAGTTCCTGTTGATTTTATTAAGTCCCTTACAATTTTAGGAGGATTAAAGTTTATAGCAAAAGAGTTTTGTATACCCTTACCAGATTGATAACGGAAATACTTTCTTGACTGTCTTACAATTTTACTATCAGGAGATGTTCCTGCTGTTATATTTACACCACCATCGAAAGGTAAATGCAATCCATATCCATCAGGTCTTAAAACCATTTCTGTTATAAAGAAATAAGAAGTAGCAGTGCCACTTGCTGTAAAGTCTTCAAAGACAAATAGTTTTTCGTTTTCTGTAACTTTATCTACAGTGTAAAGTTTAGTGTAGTCTGATTGTGTTATA